CAAGAGGTTGGGCATGAATAGAAAAGCGGGTTTGTATGCTAATATACTTGCTAAACAGCAACGCATTGCTGCGGGTAGCGGCGAGAGGATGCGTAAGCCCGGAGAGGCTGGTGCGCCGACCGCAAAGGCGTTCCGTGAGTCTGCTAAGACCGCCAAACCAGAGAAAAAGGGTTACTGATGAGCGCAGCGTGGCAGCGTAGTGAGGGCAAGAACCCGAAGGGCGGTTTGAACGCCAAGGGCCGCGCTTCCTACAAAGCCGAAACGGGCGGCACGCTTAAGCCTCCGGTGAAGGGCGGCGACAATCCTCGCCGCGCATCGTTCCTCGCACGCATGGGCAACATGGCTGGGCCGATGGAGAAGAACGGCAAGCCGACACGCCTCGCCCTCGCGCTGCGTGCTTGGGGTGCGTCGAGCAAGGAAGATGCGAAGGCAAAGGCTAGAGCCATCTCTGCGCGAAACAAGAAGGACTAACAGATGGACGAGAGCGTTAGCCGAGAACTTGAGAAGTACCTGCGGGTCATCGGCACCTACGAGAACGAGTTTGCCAAGTGGCAGGCGCGGGTAAAGAAACTCGTCAAGCGTTACCGCGACGACACCAGAGGTTCAGGCGGCAACGAAACCGCCAAGTTCAACATCCTTTGGAGCAATGTCCAGACGCTCATCCCTGCCGTCTACGCCAAACTGCCAAAGGCTGATGTACAGCGCCGTTTCGGTGACAACGACCCCGTTGGGCGTGTCGCTGCACGGCTGGTCGAACGCGCCATCGACTTCGAGATTGAGCATTACCCCGACTTCCGCTCGACCATGAAATACGATGTTGAGGACAGGTTCCTCGGCGGTCGAGGCACGGCATGGGTGCGGTACGAGCCTCATGTCGCCCCCATCGGCGTAGAGGACGATGGCGTATCCATCACCTCTGCCATTGAACAGGGCGAGGGCGCACCGCCGCCGCTTGAGCAGATTGAGTACGAACGCGCCCCGGTTGATTATGTCCATTGGAAGGACTTTGGACACTCACAGGGCCGCACTTGGGAAGAGGTGGGTCAGGTATGGCGCTGGGTCTACATGACCCGTGAGGCGCTTGTAGAGCGTTTCGGCGAGGAAATGGCGCGTCAGATACCGACCGACCAAGGCCCGGAGACGCTCAACGCCTACCGCGACAGCAAGCGTCAGTACAACCTCGCCAAAATCTGCGAACTCTGGGACAAGGAGACGCTGAAGGTCTACTGGTTGTCAAAGGGTATGTCGCACTTCATTGATGTGCGTGACGACCCGCTTAACTTCGAGGGGTTCTTCCCCTGCCCGAAGCCGCTCTACGCCACGACGACTTCGGACAACTTGGTGCCTGTCCCCGACTTCGTGCTGTACCAAGACCAAGCGATGGAGTTGGACATCCTCTCTGACCGCATTGATGGTCTGGTCAAGGCGCTGCGTGTGCGCGGCGTGTACGATGCCAGCCAACCGGCGTTGCAGCGGCTGATGACCGAGGGCGACAACAACGCCCTCATTCCGGTGGACAAATGGGCGGCGTTTAGCGAGAAGGGCGGCTTGAAGGGCAGCGTTGACCTGCTGCCGCTCGACACCATCGCGCAGGCGCTCATCCAATGCTATCAGGCACGCGCTGACATTAAGGGTCAGATATACGAAATCACGGGCATCAGCGACATCATCCGTGGTCAATCTGCGGCCTCGGAGACGGCAACGGCGCAGCAAATCAAGGGTCAGTACGCTGGCCTGCGTCTGCGGTCGATGCAGGAAGATGTGGCGCTCTTTGCAACCGAGGTCATCAGGCTCAAGGCGCAGGTGATGTGTATGCGGTACCAGCCGCAGACCATCCTCGCTTACTCTGCCGCAGAGCAGATGTCGGACGCTGACAAGGCGCTTATCCCGCAGGCGTTGCAACTCATCCGCGACAAACCGCTGCGTAACTTCCGCATCGACATCGCCGCTGACAGCCTCGTGCAGATTGATGAGGTGCAAGAGAAGCAGGACAGGCTCCAGTTTCTGCAAGCCTTCGGCGGTTTCTTGCAGCAGGCGTTGCCGGTCGGTCAAGCCTCGCCGGAACTTGTCCCGGTGATGATGGACTTGCTCAAGTACGGCGTGCAGGCGTTCAAGGCGGCGCGTCCGCTTGAGGGTACTATTGACGCTGCAACGGAGCAGTTGAAGCAGATGGCAGCACAGCCCCGTGAGAACCCCGCCGCGCAACAGGCGCAGATGGAGGCACAGGCAGAGCAAGCAAAAGCGCAGGCTGATATGCAGATAGAGTCGCAAAAGGTTCAAATGCAAGGACAGTTAGAGCAAGCCAAACTGCAAATGCAGATGCAAATTGAGCAAATGAAGGCGCAGACACAGATGCAGATTGAGCAACAGCGTCAATCTATAGAAGCGCAGATTGAAAAGTACAAGGCTGACCTTGACGCACGGACTCGCCTTCAGATTGCTCAAATAGAAGCGGTTTCTGAAACTAACCTCGGTGTTGGGAATGGCCCCGCAAACTAAAATGAAGCGTACTTACATATATCTTGATGACAAACTTGTGGAGCGCAAAAAAGACTCCAAGGGCGGTTATCACTACATCATTCCAGACATCGCGCCGTATAAGTCGATGATTGACGGGCGCATGATTACCTCCCGTTCGCAGCATCGTTTGCACCTGAAGGCTCACAATTGCGTCGAGGTTGGTAACGAAGACCCGACAAAGTTTGTCAGCAAGCAAAAACCCAAGAACAGTCGAGTGGATGTGTTGCGTCACCAGTTGTCCAGCATGACCCACTCGGATGCAAATAAGTTGTTGTCGCGGTTGCGCGATGAAGTCCGATTTACCCACGACCCCCACAGGAGACGGTAATGGAACAGGCCCCACAGGCAGAGACGCTCGACCGCAAGGAGTTGCTTGAACAGCAGTTTGAGCAGAGCGAGGAAACCCCTTCACAGGGGCGGGATGAACAGGGACGCTTTGCGGAGGTTCAAGAGCAACCCGCAGAAGCCGCCGAGGAACCCTTGTGGCGCAAACCGCCTGCTTCGTGGAAGAAGGAATATCACGAGCATTGGGCAAAGGCTGACCCCAAGATTCAGGAATACGCTTGGCAACGCGAAGAGCAGATGAAGCGCGGCGTAGAACCGTTGCTCTCGAAGGCGCAGTTTGCCGATGCGATGAATCAGGCGTTGGAGCCGTACCTGCCGACCATTCAGGGGCTGGGCTTGAAGCCAGAGCAGGCGGTTGCCGCTCTCGCGCAGGCCGATTACACGCTGCGTAATAGCCCCCCAGCGCAGAAGATGCAATACCTAACGCAATTGGCTGCGTCATACGGCATCAACCTTAACCAAGTCATGCAGGGTGGTCAGCAGACCGCCCAACCCTCCATCGACCCGATGGTGTATCAGTTGCAGAACGAACTGAACACCGTCCGTGGTGAGGTCATGGGGTGGAAGCAACAGCAGGAGATGGCTGAAAACCAAACCCTGCTAAACGAAATCAACAGTTTTTCGATGACGGCTGAACACTTTGAGGAAGCGCGTCCAACGATGATTCAGTTGCTCCAATCTGGGGTGGCTGAAACGCTGGACGATGCTTACGAAAAGGCAATTCGGCTTGATTCGGATTTGTTTGACAAAGTGCAATCGGCCCGACAGGCAGAGGTTTCACAGCGTCAGGCAACAGAGAAGAACCGTGCGGTGAAAATTGCACGGGCTGCTGCGGTTAGCGTCAGAGGTTCCACACCCGGGACTAACACGGCTCCCAAAGCGCATAGTCGCCGCGCAATGCTGGAGGAAGCGTTTGATGAATCCAGTTCGCGGTTGTAACCAACTGATATAGGAGAATTGAAATGGCTTACGCCAATTCCAGTATCAGCGACATTATCGCTACTAACATCCAAAGCCGTAGCGGTGAACTCGCTGACAACGTGACGAACAACAATGCGTTGCTTCGTCGTCTCAAAGAAAGGGGTAATGTTAAGACCTTTTCGGGAGGAAACGTAATCCTCCAGGAAATCATGTATAATGATGATACGACAAATAATACAAGTTCCTATTCTGGATACGAAGTATTGAATGTCGGCCAGAACTCGCCCATCTCTGCGGCGCAGTTCAGCATCACGCAGTACGCGTCTGCTGTGTCCATCTCGGGTCTGGAGATGATTCAGAACTCGGGTAAGGAAGCCATCATCGACCTGCTCGACGGTCGTATGGAGGTTGCCGAGGCG